AGCAGGAAATTATTGATATTATTCTCGAAGATTTGGAAAATAATGGGCCAATAATGAATAAATTGCAAAGACGTTTTGATCCGTTGAATATGATTAGACATGTAGACACTAGAGATGCGATATCATGTTTTACACCGAATATTAGCCATCTTACTTTAGCTGATTTAGCCAAGCTTAATGAAAAAAAAAGAAATCGTTGATTAGAAGGGAAGGAATCCATGAGGGGGGTTAAATTGTGATAGATATATTATTTATTCATCCAGGAGGCCAAAAAGGCATTTATCAAGAATTATCTAATAATCTAACTGCTATATGCCCTCCAGCTTATACATTATTATTGGCTGATTATGTAAGAAGACAAGGGTATTCAGTAGCAATACACGATTGCAATATATCAGAATGGAAAGAAAAAACAGCGGGAGCTTTAATTTATTATTATGAGCCTAAGCTTATAGTTATATGGGTCTTTGGCCACCATCCCTCAGCTAGCACTCAGACTATGCCTATAGCTAGCCAAATAGCTAAAGATATTAAAGCTGTTAATAAGGATATACCTATAGCTATGGGAGGTATTCATCCATCAGCTTTGCCAGAGAGAACTTTAGAAGAAGAGGCTATTGATTTTGTAATAACTGGTGAAGGCCCATACCAAATAATCGATATTCTTGATTATATAAGGGGAAAATCTAAAGGTAATAGTTCTATAGAGTTAGCTTTTAAAACCCCAAATTTAGGGCTGTTCTGTGCCTCTGAGAGGGTATTTATAGAAGATCTTAATAAAGAATTAATTGGTTATTCTTGGGATCTTATTCCCTCATTGGATTATTACCGATCCCATAACTTTCATTGCTTTCAATATTTTAAGGATAGTAAAAAGGAGGATTTTAGTGATGTTAGATCTCCTTATGCTGCTATTTATACTAGCCTTGGCTGTCCAAATAATTGTTTTTATTGCTGTGCTAATCATTTGCATAAGGGAGAAGGAAGAGATTGGGAACTAAAAACTATTCTAAGATGGATAGATGAATTAGTACTGAAATATGAAGTAAGAAATATCAGAATACATGATCATTTATTTACTTATGATATTAAGAAATTAGAGTCCTTTGCAGACCAAATAAAAGAAAGAAGATACAATCTTAATCTGTCTATTTATGCTCGATTAGACACCCTTAATGACAACACTCTTTTTTCTATGGCTGAAGCTGGAGTAAAATGGATAGGTATAGGCATAGAATCAATTAATGATATTAAAAACAGAAAAGCAAAAGAAACAATAAAAATGACACAAGATTATTTTATGTTTACCTGTACAAATTATATGTTTGGAATGCCTAATGATACTTTGCAATCTATGCAAGAGACTTTAGACCTGGCTCTAGAGCTCAATACAGAATTTGCTAATTTCTATTGTACAATGGCATATCCTGGTAGTCAATTATATGAAAAAATTAATAAAGAGGAACCTTTTAGATTACCTTTATCATGGGAAGGATACTCTCAACATGGATACGAAACTTATCCATTGTCTAACCAAAATCTTCTTGCCAAAGAAATCCTGGCTTTCAGAGATAAGGCTTTTCATCGATACTTTGGTAGTGAAAAATATTTAAATATGATAAATAAAAAGTTTGGTTCCAAGGTAGTTAAGCATATTCAGGACTTCAATTCTATCAGATTAAAAAGAAGGCTATTGGAAGATTGTGACTAGTCTCTGACTGCATCGGCCTACTCAACCGGAGATAATAAACCATGAGCGTTTCTTTTTCTTGCCATTGTGAGAAATATAGCGATACGAGAAGGAATCTTCAAGAGACAAAGGGATAAGTAGGAACATTGACTTATTTGAGAAAGGAGATTGTTATGTATTCTTTTTGTGCCCGATGTAAAACCAATAATGACCTTGGGAAGATCATTCAACCAATAGTTCTTGTAGGACATTATCATACCATCCTATGCCAGGATTGTCGGAATGACCTACAAGAGACTTTTGCCGAGAATGAGTTGTATCTCCACTGGAACCGAGAAAGGGCCTTCTTTTTTAAGACCCAGGACGTAGATAAAGCCATAAGTAGTACAGATCGACTAATGGTATTAGAGAAAGAGTTGTTTCAGATTTCTAAAGCCTGGGTAGAAAAGGGGGCTGGGGATTGGTAAACAAAATGAAAACCCGTTTATTGGAGGAGATCATGGAAAATTTGCTGATTCCGATAATTAAAGGGATCTGTATAGCGATTTTATTAGGGACGCTTGGATTGGAAATAAATGAGGATCATTGGTGGATCACAATGGGATCGTTGCAAATTCTGACTCAAATTTGATTCCCCGAACGACAAGCTCACCTGCCGCCGATCCTGGCGGTTAGGTGGAGTGACTAGTTATGTGTTTTATTGGAGGGTCCATGAAGAAAAAGGGAGGGGTAATCCATGTGGTGGCAGAATGTGAGGATTGTGCGTGGCGGACAGAAGAATATAAAAATGGGCAAGCGATAGCCGCAAAACACGCCAAATCTAAGAAGCATAAGGTTAGAGTAGACGTGGGGCTTGTTTTTGAATATGATGGTAGAATACAGAAAACATAACGTAGAAATCAGCGGGAGCCCTTAGTGATCCGCTGGAATGCCTTGTTAGCACTTTTTTATAGGAGGATAATATGGGAGCAAAATTGAAAGACCTGATAGGCAAAACGATGATGAGTGTTGAGAACAAAGACAATGAGGAGATAATTTTTACCACAGATAAAGGGGAAAAATACAAACTATATCACACATATGATTGTAGTGAATCTGTTACTGTTGAGGATGTCATTGGCAATCTGGCGGATTTAGTAGGTTCCCCACTTCTGATGGCTGAAGAGGAGACGAGCAACGAGAATCCAGAAGGGATAAATAAAGAATATCAGGAAAGTTTCACATGGACATTCTATAAATTTGCCACCCTGAAAGGTTATGTAACAATTCGGTGGTATGGTGAATCGAATGGATATTATAGTGAGAGTGTGGATTTCTGTGAGTGCTAACAGACGTTAGGTTGATGTCTACCTAAGAGTAAGTACGAAATGAGAGGTAATGTGTGACATTGAAGAAGATATATTTCAAATCAGATAGTGGAGCCATAAAAGCATAAGGAAGTAGCAGAGAATAACAGCGATGAGGATCTTGAGTATGACATAAACGAGGGAGATCTTCCATATCCCAAGGAGTACTAATGGCCAGGACATACCGCAAGCAACGAGACCGTACCCATAATACCCGGGCCCGTAAAAGGCAGAGATATGAAAAGAAGATGGGTCTGGAGAATAAGATTCTGGTAGCGTGGGAACCCCAGCTTCGGTTCCATAAATATATTAGTGAGGGAGGATAATTATGTTTCCTGAAACCGCAAGGAATTTAGCTTTAGACTGTATCCAGAAAGCAATTTTAGGGCTGTGGGATAAAGATATGGCAACTATTGCAGATAAGCTATTTGAGAAAGTTAAAGGGTTATTACGGGTAGCTTTTGAGGAAGAAGAAGAAAAAGAAAAGGTAGAGAGGAAAAGAATCCAGATAGAATATGAGGATGGAGAAGTTAAGAAAATTATGCCACCGAGAAAGAAGGGGAGAACGTAAAGGCTGACTTGCCGGGGCTTTTGACGGTCGGGTCAAGTGGTTTGTTAGACGGAGGTTTTTAAGATGGTTAAAACTCTTTTTATGGAAACCACTAAAATTTCTGCCAGTCAAACCGTGGGAGAAATTCAGCGGTTATTGGGCAATTATGGAGCAAGTGCTGTCCTGACAGAATATGAAAAAGGCGAAGTTATAGCTGTCTCATTCAGGGTTCTATTCAACGGGCAGCATATCCCCTTTCGTCTCCCCTGCCGATGGCAAGCGATTTTTAAAAAATTGCAATCCAAGAGAAAGAGAAGACCCTATAACCGTAATGATGAAACACAGGCCCGCCGGGTGGCCTGGAGACAGATTCTTCGCTGGATTGAAGCACAATTAGCCCTTGTGGATACCGAGATGGTTCAAATTCAAGAAGTTTTTATGCCCTATCTTCAAATGAATACGGGCAAAACATTGTACGAACAACTAGAAGAAACCAAGTTCAGAATGATTGATCATAAATCCGTAGTGTAGTGAGCTACAAAAACTTTTTCTTGGCTTTTTCTTTTCTTTGTTGTATAATATATTTATTCTGTATGGAGGCCCCAAGGCCAGGCAGGGGCAACGAAGGAAGCTTCTCGGAAAAGCTTCCTTCCCTCCAATCAACTGACATCAATAATTTTCCGAGGATTAGTGCATGTTAAAAAAACTACCTAGATTTAAGTGTAAGTCTGCCAAAATAAAAAATAGAAAGGCTTTGGCATTACTTGAATTAATCTTGAAAGCCACTTCTTCCAACAATTCAAACAAAGATCCACTAATAATCTCTCCAGATCAAATAGCTTCCTTAGATATTAAAAACCCCTATGACAAAAAAGCTACTTTGTATTATCTCCAAAGACTACAAGCTCAGGGTAAATTGATCCTTTCTGAAGATAATACACACAAAAAAGAAGCCACTCAAAAATCACCCTCCCACAAGACATACAAAAGAAAAGCTATTGACTCCCCCGTAAAAAAATCTGAATCTGAGCAAGAGCTTCAGAAGAGAGCTCTATTAATCAAAAGCAAATTCTTCATCAAAAAACATTATTAGAAGGAGTAAAGAAAATGAAAAAAATAGAACCAAATTTTATATTTGAGGATACTTTTTTTAGTAAAGGTTTTACACCAATCCCTAAGTATATCCAGTTAAATCCAATATTATCTATACAAGGCAGGATGTTATATGGGGTTTTACTTAGTTTTGCTTGGGAAAATAAAAAGCTCTGCTTTCCAGGAATAGAACGCTTAATAAACATAATGAATCTATCCCAACCTCAGATTAACAAACATTTGAATGAATTAAAAGAGGCCGGGTTAATTAAAATTATAAGGAGGGGACAAACATTAACTAATCTATACATATTCAATAAATTACCCAATGAAAAATACAAAAAATATCTCTCAGAACATGCTGAAAAACTCTTTAAAAATAGGCCTCCTTTTGATCAAAAATTTGCTAGTGATCAAAAGTCTACTTATGATCAAGATCAAAAGTCTACTTATGATCAAGGCGAGAGCATTCGTGATCCCATCTATAATCAAGATAGAAGCAGGTTTGGGAACGTTTACGATCAAGATTATAAATTTAGTGATCAAAAGTCTACTTATGATAAAGAAGAAGAAGATAAGAATAAAGAAGAAGAAAAGAAAAGAATAAAAGAGAAAAAATTTAAATCTACTCTTCTTTTAAAACCAAAGAAACTAAAAGACCCTAAAAACAAGATCTCTCTTCCAAAGGACTTTAAACTTTCCGAGAAAATGAAAGAATATGCTTTAAGCAAATTTCCTAATATGGATATAGAAACCGAATTTGAATTGTTTAAGAATAAGCATTTAGAAAAAAAGTCAAAGTTTATACTTTGGGAGAGGGCTTGGGAGAATTGGATTTTAAATCAGGTTAAGTGGGCTAAAGAAAAAGAAGGCAAACTTAATAATGTCAATCAGAATTATGGAGTTTTCTTAGACTCTCCTCTCCCATCACAGAAAGATCAAGAGTATGCTTTGGATTGGTTTAATACTGAGTGTCGAACAGAGGAGTTTGAAAGAGATTTGCCTCCTTATGAGTTAGATAAACTAACAGAAAAAGAAAGATCTCAGCTTAATAAGGCTATATGGTTATGCAAAGAAGTGGTTAATAAGGATAATAAAGCAATAATACAGGACAACGGACGGCCCTGGAAAGATATAATAAGAAAAGAAGAGTGGATAGATAATCCAGCTTGGGTAAATGATGGTCGGAGGCCTTGGGAACAGCAGGGAGAAGATAAGATATTAAAAGTTACAGAGATGGAAGAGCCTTTAGACAATGTTTGCTGCCAGGGAGCTCATCCTACCTTGAGATTTGGTTATCATTGGAAAACAGCTTTTAGAGAATTAAGTAAGGCTTTGTGGTTTGCTTTTAGGAAGGAGGAGGAATCTCCTAATTTAAAAGAGCGGAAAGTTTTTTTAGGTCATCTCTTATCAAGATGGGTATGGGAAGAAGTATTGCCAAAATATATGGAATGGAATTGGCTTTTTGAAGGCTTTGAATTAAACAAGATCTTTTTAGATAAATATCTTCCAAAAAAAGAGAGCAAAGAAGAAGGTGAAAAGAAAGGTAAATATATTTAAGAAGGGATTTTCCTTTTTATGTATGAGCTTAATCACTACTTACAAGACGCTGTATTAAAGCTTATGATAGAAGAAAAAGAGTTTTTAAGAAGGGGCGCAATAATAATAGATCCTATAATTTTTACTGAGCCGGTAAGAAAAATAGTTTGTAGAAAGGTTTTGGATTTTTATTCGTCCTATCAAGATGCTCCGGGTTATGAGATTTTTCTTATTGAGGAGAAAAAAGACAAAAAAAATATAGAGAAGGAGTTATTAATTTATTTAGAAAATTTATTAGAGATGTCTGTTAATAGGGATTTTGTATTAAGTGAGCTTAATAGTTTTGTGCGGAAGATGGAGCTAGTTAGGGTGTTAGATGATAGTGAGGAGTTACTTAGAATGGGCCGTTTGGACGAGATAGAAAAACGATTATATTCTACCCTTAACAAGGGGATAAAAGACCTTAATTTAGGAAGAGATTATTTGTTAGACGGTTTGATGGCTTATTCAAAGAAAGAGTATAATAAAGGGGTTATTATAGGTATTGATAGAATAGATAGGAAGGGGTTAGAAAATAAGGGGCTGGAGCCAGAGCGAGTGGCTTGCTTTATGGGGGCACCAAAGGGAAAAAAGAGCTGGACTTTGGTTCACATGGTTATTCAGGCAGCCTTACAAGGGTTTAGGGTTCTTTTGGTTTCTTGTGAATTGAATACGGATGAAATAATAGGGAGATTGGATACTATTATTTCAAGAAAAGAGCTAGCAGAGATATTAAATGATCCACAAAGAATAATTGCTATTAGGAAAAAAATAATGAGGTTTGGAGGAGGAATTAGGATTAAAGATTTTCCTAATTATTCAATTACTGTAAGGGATATAGAGGCAAGTATAGATCAGTTAGAATTAGTGGAAGGATTTAGTCCTAATGTAGTAATAATAGACTATGCTGATTTATTGAAGCCGGAAGAGAAATATAAAGAGGGGAGGGATAAATACGATGATGTATTTAAGGGATTGAAGCGGATGTCTTCAGTAAGGAAGATATTGATTATAACTGCTACCCAGGCAGTGCGGGCGTCGATAAAGAGGAATAGAAAATGGAAATGGGACGTAAGTGAGGATATAAGAAAAATGGCTCATGTGGATTATATGTTTGGTTTAAGTCACCCTACTGATAAATTGGCCGATTCTGTTTTGAGGGTAGATTTGGTAGCTAATCGGACCGGAGAGGAAGGGTTTTTTGCTGATGTGAGAATGGATCTTAAAAGGGGAATAGTATTTGGAGAATCTATTAGTTTAGGTGGAGAAGATAGAGAAGAGGACTAGAACTGTATTTTATTATGAGGAAATATGAGAAGCCCAATTGGTTGGTTTGGTGGAAAAGGTAATATGGTAAGAAAAATAATTCCCATTTTAACCAGGATACCCCATGAAAGGTATGTAGAGCCTTTTGGCGGAGGGGCCTCAATTCTGTTGGCCAAGAAGCCTAAACCAGTTGAGGTTTATAATGATTTAGATCATGGCCTATATGATTTCTTTTCTGTGCTAAGTAATCCTGAGTTATTTGACCAGTTTTATCGTAGGGCAGCAGTATTGCCTTATAGCAGGCAGTTTTATAATGAATACCGAAAAGAGTGGAAGGAAGAAGCAGATAAGATTGTCAGGGTGGCTAAGTGGTTCTTGGTGGCAAGGCAAAGCTTTAGTGGTGCTTTTGGAGGGAGCTGGAGCAGCAGTGTAACCTTAACACATAGGGGAATGATCGCAACTTGTTCTAAGTGGTTATCCTGTATAGATATGCTGCCCCAAATACATGCTCGGCTACAACGAGTACAGATTGAGAATGCTGATTTTAGGACCATACTAGACCGGTATGATACTCCCAAAACGCTTTTTTATTGTGATCCGCCATATATTCCCGAGACACGTAAAGCTGGTGGGTACACCCATGAAATGACTGCCGAAGATCATCAAGAACTTGTTACTCTTCTTCTTAGCTTGAAAGGAAAAGTGGTTTTATCTGGATATAATCACCCCAACTATGACCCATTAGAACAAGCTGGCTGGGAAAGATACGATTTTCATACTGCTTGTTATGTGGCTGGTAGAACTCGTAGTAGCGGTTTACAAGGAAAGGGTAAAGCCTTAGAAAAACAGGGACGAGTAGAGAGCCTCTGGATAAAACCATGTGCCAAAGGAAGGTTGTTTTAAGGCATAAATATTGGAGGTAATAAAAATGCTTCAAAATTATGAAGGTAAAAAACGTTTTTGTATAAGGGAAAATAAAAAATGGATTTTAATTTATTGAATTATTTGGAATCAAGAAATATTTTTTATAGAATTGAGGGGAAAAATGTAGGTAGGGAAGATGTGGCTATATCCTGCTTGTTTTGTGACGATCCTAGTTATCATCTTAATATCCATAAAACTATAGGGATGTATCATTGCTGGGCTTGCGGGGCTAAAGGAGGAATATTTAATTTAATTAAAACTATAGAACCGGAAGGGACTAGGATAAAGGATATATTAGCAGATTATTTTGGTTATGAAACAAGGGAAAAAAAGGAAAGGAAACCATTTAAAGTAGATTTTAATGATTTAGATTTTATTCAAAGAGTAGGTTATAAAGGAATTTATGAAAATTTATTTTGGCCTCTTTTATCTGAATGGATAGAGGATAGGGGATTTGATAAGGAGGATTTATATAAATGGGATATTTCTTTGGCTAAAGAACGGAACCATTATTTTAGTTATCGTATAATAGTTTCTGTGTGGGAAGAAGGCGAAAGGGTTTGTTTAGTTGGTAGGGATATGACTGGAAAGGCTAAAATTCGTTATTTGCCTGCTCCTAATGGAAGTATGAGAAAGAATTATCAATCCTGTTTATATAATATAGATTTGTCTTTAGAGAAAGGAGGTTTAATATTTGTGGAAGGAATATTTGATGTGTGGCGATTAAGTAAGATTAAAGAGTTAGATAACTATGCAGTTATTGGTACTTTGGGAAAAGTTTTATCATCAGATCAGGCTTTTTTAATTAGAAATTTGGTTAGTAGAAGGAATTTGATGGAGGTGGTGGTATGCTTGGATGGGGGGAGTGAAAAGGAAGTTAAAAAGTTTATTGAAACAATTTCTCCTTATCATAGAAATATAACTGTTGTGGAGCTACCCGAAGGGGAAGACCCGGACAGTTTAGGAAAAAAAGGACAGTTTGAATACTATTTTTATAGGAGGAAAAGGATTATCTAAGGGGGAAGGAAAGAACATCCAAATTTCGGCCTGTTTTAGGCTTCTCCTAGGGTATTTTAAATGGATTGGAGATTAGAATGATGAAAGGAGAGAGAAAGGAGATGAGAAAGATTGATATCAGACTGATTGATTTGAGATTGGTGAAAAAGATGATATGTTGGTGGGCGAGCACTACCTATGAGGCCTTGCGGTATAGTGATTATTCGGGAGATTATGAGGATTTGGTGCAGGATGGAATAGTTGTTTTTTTGGAAGCTTTGAATGCCTATGACCCCACCAGGGTAGGGAAGCAGGGGAAAAGGTGTAAATTCAGTTCGTTTTTGTATAGGTTATTAATGAATGAGGCCAAGAATAGAAAGAAGAAAATTATGATAAAAAGAAAAAGATTGGGTGAAGTATTTGATGCTTGTGAATATCTGTTTGCGGTTGATAGGAAAGGAAAAGAAAGAAGTCAAGAATTTAATTACGAAGAAATTGGTAGGATAATTGTATAATATAGATAAAGGATAAATTAAGGAGGGCTAGAAAAATGGCTAAGAAGGGAAATAAGAAGGAAAGAGTTAAGAAGGAGAGTATACATGAGAATACGGAGTTGGAAAGGTATGCTCTAATTATGGAAGTGATTGAGGAAGGGGATATTCCTGTATCTGAGGAGAATTTGGAGGAGGTAACTGTAGCTGTTCTAGAAGCTATAGGAGGGGCAGAAGGTGATGAGCGAATAACAAAAGAGATGGCAGAATGGTTTAATAGGGAGGCAGAAAAACGAGGGCTGCTTGAGGAAGAAGGGATTGGGCTTGAAGAAGAGTCTTTGATAATAGAAGAAAAGAAAGAAGAAAAGAAAGAAGAAAAGGAAATAGAAATTCCAGAAGGGATTGATAGTTTTGCTGAGAGATATTTAAAGCAGGGTAATCCTTTTACCAGAGGAACTTCAGCTTTCCTTGCTTATGAATGTCTTGAGATAATGGGGAACAAAGATGTTGCAGAGGTTATATTATTAATGGAGAAGGGATTGGAAAAAGCTGGGATTAGATGCAGTAATGTAAAAGCTAGAATAGAAATGGCAAGGAAATTTGGGGAGAAACGGGGATGGCTAATAAAAAGAAAATAGTAATATTAGGGTTGGGTTTAGCTGGCTCTATAATGCAGGCAGTATTATCTACGTGGGAAAAAGAAATCCTGAATGAAATCTGCATTATAGGGGACAGTAAGTATTGGGATCATAAGGCTTTATTCCGGTTTCAGAATGCAGATTTAGGGGCCTTGTTGGGTATTGATCTTATAGAGATTATTGTTTATAAGGCTATATATTATCGAGGGAAGGTGTATACTGAATCTAATATATTATTTTCAAATTTGTATAGTCTTAAAACAGTAGAAGCTTTGATAATAAAGTCAATTAAAGATTTGACCCCGAGGATGAGATGGTTGCCTAAGACCCGGGGCCATTTCAGAGAAAGTAGAATAAACAGAGGTTGGATTAAGGTTTTACCTGGTAGGGTGTCTCAGGTGGGTCTTGGTTGGGTAAGTTATGAGGCCGAGGATTGTAAAGGGAAGGGGGAGATAGATTGTGATACAATTATTAGTACATTGCCTATGGAATTTGTGGTTAATTGTTTGGGGCTAGATTTAGATGAAAGAATAAAATTTAAATCTAGTCCTATATTTATATATAGAGCAGATTTTGAGCCTGAATTTAATGAATTATGTCAAACGATTTATTTTCCTGATTTGGAGTTTCCTGTTTATAGAGCTTCTATTGATTTTAAGGAGATTATTATAGAAGCTATTAGAGAATGCAAAGAAGAGGAACTTTTAGAGGTTCTCGGAGCATTTGGATTGTCAAAGATCCATTTGCCTGGAAAAGGAACATTTGATTGCTTTATTCAGAAATATGGTAAAATAAAGCCTTTGCAAGATGAAGTTAGGCAGACACTTCTTTATAAACTTACAACAGATTATAATATTTATAGTTTGGGGAGGTTTGCTTTATGGAAAAACTTGAAAGCTGATGAAATATTGCAGGATGCCCAAAAAATTAAAAAGTATATTGAATCTCCTGTTTTATCCCAAAAATATTTTTCAAGAAGGGGAGGGGTTTGATGGATGTTAAATTGGTGAATTATACTTCTGATGCTTTAGAATTGCTTATTTTTAGTAAACAAACTAGGCTTTTAACAGAGAGTGCAGAGTTAGATGATATTAAAAAATTATCCGAAAAGGAGAAATTGAAAGAACTTCAATATATTAAAGGAACAATAAATAGTAGCTGGGAATTTGTAGATTATGTATTTTTGATTATAGGGGTTTCTAGAGCTTTTACTCACCAATTGGTGAGGCATAGAGTGGGAGTATCTTTTGCTCAAGAGGCACAAAGGGTTATAGACGCTTCTGAGTTTGAATATTTGGCTGCGAATACTTGTAAAGATTTGGAAGAATATCATAAGGGGATGGAGGCTATTAGGGATAATTATAAGGCCTGTCTTGGTAAAGGGGCAAATATACAGGATGCTAGAGGATTACTGCCTACTAATATTTTGACTAATATATTGTTTAAGGTTAACTTGAGGGCCTTGAGTACAATAATGAATATTAGGTTGTGTTATAAGGCTCAAGGGGAATTTCAAGATGTGGCTCGGAAGATTAGGGAAGAGGTTATAAAAATACATTTTTGGGCAGAGTCATTTTTGGAGGTCTATTGTGTAGATAAAGGAATTTGTGCATTTCCTAATTATACTGGCTGTCCAATAAAAGAAGTTTTATTAGAGAGAAAAGAGATGAAGACTGAAGCAAAAAAGATTTGGCTAATAACAAAACATGAAGTTCAGCCAATTTAATTGGTTAAGAGGAGAGATTGTTATGAATAGAAGCAGGATAGCAGTGGTGACAGGAGGCTGCCAAGGACTTGGATTAGAGATTTCTAAAAATTTAAATAATCGGGGAATTGCTGTGATAAGTCTTGCTATTTCTCTGCCTAATAAAGAGGATGCTGTGGTGGGAATAAGAAATATTATCTGTGATGTTTCTAATGCTAAAGAAATATTTGATTGTGCTCAGCAGGTGCCTGTTGTAGATATTCTGATTAATAATGCTGGAATTAATAAGATAAATTATTTGGAGAATTTGGTTGAAGCTGATTGGGATTCTGTTCTTGGTGTTAATGCAAAAGCAATATATTTAGTCACAAAACAGTTTTTAAATCAGTTGAAACAATCTAGGGGGATCGTGGTAAATATAATTAGTAATGCCTATCGGATTCCTATGACGGCTAGTTTAGCTTATAATGCGAGCAAAGGGGCTGCATATATAATGACGAAACAGCTTGCTAGAGAGCTTACTAAAAAATATGGTGTTACTGTATTTGGTGTTGCTCCAAATAAATTGGAGGGGACTGGTATGAGTAAATATATAGAGAAAAGAACCTTGGAAGTAAGAAGTTGGACAGAAGAATACGCTAAAGAGTATCAGTCAAATTCTATAGTTTGTGGCGAAGAGACAGATCCAGTAATTCTTGCTGATTTTATTGGTTATTTGGTTAGTGAGAAAGAGAGATGTAAATATCTTTCTGGTTGCATTTTGGAATATGGAGATTGAGAGATGTGCTGTTATAAAGGAGGAAAAACAGATAGAATTGATAAAGCTATTAAGTTAGGCTTGAAAACTCAAGAGGGTTATGAAAATGTGTTGGAGGAGATGGCTGAAATCAGATTGAAAAAGGTTTATCAGTATGGTGAGGATAGATATGAGAGGGGAGATATTAAATTTGATATGATAATGTGTTATTCTGATGTTTATAGAAAATATATTAGATTAAAAAGACTCATATATCATATCTTGGAAGGGGCCGAGGAGGTTAATTCTGTATTAGCTGTATTGCGGGAGACATATTTGGATTTAGCTAATTATGGAGTTATGGGCGTTCATAATATAGATTTATACACAGGAGAGGGAGACAAGGAAGGTGGAGATAAAAATAGATCAGATTGCTGTGTATGCTGAGGAACCTTTAATGATTGTTGATATGTTAAAAAAAATTGGTTTACGAGATTGGATAGAAGATGAGGTTATAGCTGAAGGATTTGTTTATGGGAGAAAGACGACTAATAAAGCAAGGTTGTTTTTTAATTATCAATTATTGCCATGTGAGTTTGAAGTGCTACAGTATGAGAGGGGAGATTTCTGGCATAAGATTAGGGGATTAGAAAGAGGAAGGATTTTTATTAGTCATTTTGGTATGCATGTGGAAGATATAGAAAAATATAAGCATGTTATGTTTGCTGAATTTCCTGATATTAGACCAATTCAGGAAATGATTACAATTAGTCATCAGAATTTAGCTATTAAAGATAGGACATATAAATATATTATATTTGATACATTATCCATTTTGGGTTATGATTTGAAAGTTATTCAGAGAATTTTTAAATAATTTTAAAGGCTTGGATTATGGAATTTTGCCCACTGCATATTCACACTGAGTTTTCGTTACTTGATGGTTTCTGTAAAATAAAAGATTTGGTAGCTAAAGCTGCAGCGATGAAATTTCCATATTTGGGTATTACTGATCACGCTAGTATTTCGGGAGGATTTAGATTTATTCGGTCTTGTAAAGAGGCTGGAATTAGGCCTATAATAGGCTGTGAGTTTTATGTAGTTGATGATTTAAATTGGCCTGGTTTAAGGGCGGAAAGAAATAAGCAAGAGAGAGAGCAGAGATTTCATGTTTTAGTTTTGGCTAAGTCATGGGTGGGTTTGCAATCTATTTCCTTGGCTTTAACTAAGGCTTCTTTTAATTTTTTTAGAAAGCCTAGAATTGATTGGGATGATATATTAGGATTAAAAGATGTTATTGTTGCTACTGCTTGTAGTTCTGGAGTATTGAGTCATCCTAATTATGAAGAAAAAGTGATAGGATTGAGAGAACGATTTGGAGAGGATTTGTATTTGGAAATTATGCCTTTGGATTTTAAAAACCAGATTGAAATTAATTATAGAGCATTGGATCTGTCCAGGCGATTGGGGATTGGTTTGTTAGCTTCTAATGATGTCCATTACATAGAAAAAGAAGAGGCCTTTTCTCACGAAATTTTATTAGCTTTACAGCGGAAGACTACTCTTGATGATCCTAAGAGGTGGAAATTTGATGTAGAGGGGTTGTTTTTGAAGTCAGAAGAGGAAATGATTTATTCTTTTGAGCAATTGGGTATGTCTGAAAAGATATATTTAGATGCTCTCCATAGAACCACAGAAGTAGCAGAAAAATGCTGTTGGGAATTTTCTCCTTTGCTTGTTTCCTTGCCTTCGGTCAGAAGCAAATTTCTGGGAAATTTAGAGGAGAATAAGACGACTGATGAACAGTTGATAGAGCTATGTTTTAATAAGATTATGGGAGATGATCATTTTAGAAAAAAAAAGAATTTTGATGAATATTCAGAACGATTGATTTATGAGTTGGATAGAATAATAGAGTTAGGGTTTAGTGGATATTTTCTGATAGTTCAGGATTTGATAAATCATTGTAGAAAAATGGGTATTTTTGTTGGGCCAGGCAGAGGCTCTGCGTCAGGTTCATTGGTATGTTATTTATTGGATATAACTCGGCTAGATCCGGTGAAATATAAATTGTTATTTGATAGATTTATTTCTCCAGCAAGGATTGATCTGCCAGATATAGACATGGATTTTGAAGATAAGAGAAGAGGAGAAGTAATAGATTATCTGAAAAGGAAATATGGAAAAGATCACGTTGCGGGCGTGGTTACCTGGGGAGAAATGAAAGCTAGAATGGCTTTAAAGGATGTGGCAAGAGTTTTCAAGGTTCCTCAAAAGGATGTCAATGATGTGACAAAATTGATTGTGCAAAGGACTAAGGGGGATGAAAGGACAGATTTTAGCTTGGAGGATTCTTTCCAAATCTTCGAAGGCTGTAAAAGATTTGAGCAAAAATATCCCCAAGTAGTGGGGCAGGCAAAGAAATTTGAGGGATTAGTCCGGCAAAGGGGCAGACACGCAGCCGCAGTAGTAGTGTCTGCTGTTTCCCTGAAAGAAAGAGCTCCTCTAATTACAGAAACCAATGGTGGAGAAACCCTGGTAGCTTATGATAAATATGATCTGGATGATTTAGGATTAATGAAGCTGGATATTTTGGGACTGCGGACTCTGTCTATATTAAGTCTAGTAAAACAATTGGTATTAGAGACTAAAGGAAAAGAGCTGGATTTTGAATCTATTCCTCTAGATGATAAAAAGGTGTTTGAAGAATTAGGGACAGGAAATGCCTTAGCAGTTTTTCAAATGGAAAGTGAAGGATTTATTAAACTGTTGAGAAGTCTGGCTCCAATAACAGAATTTGAGACTTTGGTTGCTGCCAATACATTGCATCGGCCAGGAGGCATTAAATCAGGGATAATGACTTCTTATGTCCAAAGAAGACGAGGGTTGGAGAAAATAGAATATATGATCCCATATATGGAGGAGTTGACTAGAGATACTTATGGATTGATAATATATCAAGAACAAATCATGTTAGCTTTATACGAATTGGCAGGGTTTACGTGGAAAACGGCAGACACTATACGAAAAATTATTAGTAAATCACAGGGACAAGCTAGATTTGCTAAATTTACAGAACAATTTGTAGAAGGGTGTAAAAACCGGCATAATATTCCAGAAAAAATTTCAAGGGTCCTATTTAAGGAAATGAGTTATTCGGGTTCTTATTCTTTTAATAGGAGTCATTCCGCTACCTATACATTGATAGGATATTGGTGCTGTTATTGTAAGATATATTATACTGCTGAATTTTTTGCTAGCTATCTAGCTTTGACTGAAGATAAGAATAAGGTTATTGCAGCAATTAAAGATGCTTTGAGACTGGGGGTAAAATTTTTACCCCCTGATATTAATATTAGTAATTTTCATTGGAAAATAGTATTGGAAAATACTTTGCAGGTAGGATTGTTAGAAATAAAAGGTCTGGGGGAAATAGCAGCAAGGGCAATATTAGATAGTAGAGAATCAGGCTCTTTTAAAAATATTGAGGATTTTTTATATCGAATAGATAGAAGGAAAGTGAATAAACAAAAGGTTCAGATTCTGGCTAAGGCAGGGTTGTTTGATAATATAAGTATTAATAGAAAAAAATTAATAGAAGCTCTTCCTCTTTATTTGGGTGGAGCAATACAGAAAGGAAAAGGGAACCTTTTAAGGCTGAGGGGTAAAAATAGACTTTTTGGAGAGTCAGGAGATTTGTTATCAAATACTGTATTTAAAGAAGATTTATTTTCAGCAGAAGATTTTGAAGAGAAAGAAAAACAACAGATGCTTATTTCTGAGATGGGAGGGGTGTCTATTTTTCCTGTTAGTTTTTTATCTCAGGTTTTATCTACAGATAATTTGAGAAAATATCTTTTTAAAGAAAAGCTGATGTTGTTAGGTATAAATGAATTGAATAGTAAACAAAAATCTTTACAAGAGCTTTATCTCTTGGGTTTGGTAAAAGATATAAAATATGGATTTAAGCAAAAGGTAGCATTTTTAGGTGGGGTGGCAGGGGCTTCTGAGGGCAGAAGGATAGTCTCAGATTATTTAGGAGGAATATATGGCAATTTTGAAGATGCTACTGATTTTATGATGGTGGTGTATGGTTCTGATTTATATCGGTCAAATAAAGAATTATTAGAATCACTGGCAGGGAGTATTTGCTTGGTTAGGGGAGGCATAAAAATAATAGGCAAGGACAATTTTTTTGTTGATGATCTTGTTTCTATAGATAGATTAGATCAGTGTTTAACATTTCAGCAAGGCCAATTTAGCCAGCAGTGGTTTAATTTGAATAATTATTTTTTGGTTACAAATTCTATTGTTGATTTGTGGGAAGAGATTTGTGATTGTTATTCTTGTGGACTTGGTAAGGAAGGTAAAGGGCCTGTGTTAGCGGATTATATTGAAGGCAAAGCCAGATTTATGATAATAGGAGAGGCCCCAGGTAGGGAGGAAGAAAGCCAAGGGGTTCCATTTGTTGGGAAAGCTGGGATATTATTGATGGAAATTTTAAATGATATAGGATTAAATAGAAATCAGGCATATATTACGAATGTAATAAAATGCAGGCCTCCTGATAATAGAAAGCCTTCTTCTGTTGAAGTTAAAAAATGTAAGAGTTGGTTAGAAAAAGAAATTGAAATGGTAAGGCCTTTGTTGATTTTAGCATTGGGAAATACTGCAGCAGAATTTTTTTCTGGTCAGTCTTCAGGTATTCTTGATAGGAATGCTTCTGTGGAATGGAATTTTGATTGGGGGTGTTGGATAGTTTATAGTATTCATCCTGCAGCAGTTTTGTATGAGGCAGATAAATTACCGCTTTTGAAAGAATCAATAGAGAAGGTGGGTAGATTTTATGACTTGGCTAAGAAGGTTGGGCAGAGGAGGTTTAGGGAAAAGGAGTAATGACTATATAAGGGGAAAGAGAAATGCCTTTACACACAGATTATAGGCCCTTAGATTTTAATGAGATTTATGGAAATACTGCTGTAGTAAATGGATTAGTTAGTTTATTTGATAAAGGAGAAAAGATTCCACACACATTTCTTTTAGAAGGCCCTTATGGGTGCGGTAAGACAACGGTAGCTAGAATAATAACCCAAAAAGTAAAGGGCTCTTTGATAGAGATTAATGGAGCTAATACTAGGGGTATTGATACTATTAGAGAGATGATAGATTTATCTTCTCTCAAGCCTTTGGGTGGGAGGCCTGTTTGTTATTTAATTGATGAAGTTCATATGTTAACAAAGGAGGCTCAAAATGCCTTTTTGAAATTATTGGAAGATACTCCTAAGTATATGTATTTTTTGCTTTGTACTACTGATCCTCAGAAGATAATTCCTACTATTATTAATCGTTGTTCTCGGTATAGACTGAGTAAGTTGCGGGATGGGGATATTAGGGAATTGGTTAGGGATGTAGCGGGGTTAGAAAAAATAGAGTTATCTGAAGAAAAAGAAGAATTGGTCGTTCGGGCTGCTAACGGAATACCTAGAACAGCTTTAATTATTTTGGAACAGATTAAGGATATAAAAAATATAGAAGAGGCAGAACAAATAGCTCTTGATTGTATCTATGAGGATGAGAAAGAAATAATAGAGATTTGCAGGAAGGTAAGTAAAGGATTGTATAAAAGTTGGAGAGATTTTGCGGAAGATTATAGACAATTAGCTTTAGAGCCAGAACCTATTAGAAGGATTATGTTGAGCTATTTTTCTAGATGCTTATTGGGGGCAGGGAGTTCTGAGGAGATAAAAAAATATTCTTGTTTTTGCAATAGTTTGATTGAAGCTAATATTTTCTATTTTGGTGAGCCTGCTTTGATAACTGCTTTGGTGAAGGTTTGTGTAGGGAATTTAGGGTAATTGTATAATATAGGGAAGAGATAAGTGAAGGGAGATGAAGATAATGATAGAAAAGAGAAATTTTATTCAGGAAATAAATATTGATCGGTTTAATCTAGAGAAAGAATGTGCCGAGAATGGGGAGAAGGTAATTTATTGGGGAGAAAAATGGGCAGAGACTGAGGCTCAGAAAGAAAGGACAAAGAAAGAATTAGATGAAGTCAGGGGAGAATTAGATATTAGGATAAGGAAAAATCCTGGAAATTATGGGATAGAGAAAATTACTGAGGGAGTTATTAATTCATTAATTCCTTTACAGGAGAAATATATAGAAGCTAATGAGAAATATATAGAAGCCAGGGAAACAGCCATGACTTTGTCCTTGGTTAAGGAGGCTTTTCTCCAACGAAAAGATTTATTGTTGGCAGAGGTAAGATTATTTTTGGGGGGTTATTATACTTCAGAAGATAAAATTAATTTGGGAGATGAGAAATCTTTTCAGGATAGAATTAGAATGAAGAGGAAATTAAAATCTGATGGATGAAATAGGAAAATATTTTGGGGTTGTTGTATATTTATTGTTAGGGATGTTGATGTTGCCCTTTTTTGTGAGGATATTGGTTTTTAGTTATGGTAAAGCAATAAAAGAATATAGGAGGAGGTATAAAGACGATGAGTGAGAAGAGAAAAAGAGTTATTGAGAGACAGCAAGGGAGTAGTCATTATGGAGATAGAGAAAGCTGTTTAAGGGGAGATATATTACCGATTTATCAAATTAAGAAGGGAGATAATTATATTTGTTTTCTTCCTCCAGAAAAAGAAGATGAATATTTTGGTTTGAGGATATTTGTTCATTATCAAATAGGAGTAAATAGGGGGTCTGTTCTTTGTAATGCTGGAATGTGGGGAACTCCTTGTAGTATATGTGAGGAACGGCATGGATTATATGATAGAGGAGGGGGAGAAAAGGAAATAAAGGCTTTGAATTCTACTCCTCGATATTTATATATAATTTTGGATGTAGCAAATAGGGAGGAGATTAGAAAAGGACCTCAGATATTTTTCGCTCCTATTACGATAGAAGATAATGTAAGAAAACAATGCCGGGATCCTAAAACAGGAGAGATACTTGATATATCTGATCCTGATCCGAAAGAAGGAAGAGTGTTTTATTTTGAACGGAAAGGATCTACTATGACTGATACAGATTATCTTGGGTTTAGGTTGTATCCTATGGATTATGAGATACCAAAGTCTTTGTTAAAAGGACTTCCTAAATTATTAGATCTGCTTGTTAAGAGAACTTATGAAGAAGTTAGAGATATTTTTAGAGGGGGTATAGGAACTGTAAAAAGAGAAGAAGAGGAGGAGAAGGTAAGAGAAATGGATGACGAAATAAAAGATCTGAGGGAAAACCGCTTTAAGGAAAGAGAAACAGGGGTTTTTGTTGAGGGGAATGAGGAAAAGGAAAAGTCTGAAGGAGAAGGAATAGAAAAGAGAGAGGGAGAAGAAAGGATAGGTAGATTAAGGCAAAGATTGAGTGAGAGAGGAAAAAGATAGAAGGATTGTATTATGTGAGAAATCTAGAAATGAGAAAAATAATTAATAAAGCAGATAATAGCTATTTAGATCAGATAGCTAAGGATTTTGACCTTTGGATACCGGGTAAGAAGGAAGTTAGTCCCCGGTATTATTTTTCTGCGGGATCTACTTTGTTAGATTTGGCTATTGGAGAAGGAGGGGGGGTTCCGTCTGGAATTATGGTTGAAGTGTCTGGATGGGAATCTACTGGAAAGACAGCTATTGGGGCTGCTATAGGAGGTAGTTGCCAGAGATTGGGGGGGGTGGTTGTCTTATATGATATAGAAGCTACTTTTGATTATAGACAGAATTCTCTTTATGGATTGGATGCTAGAAGAATATTAACTCCTTCTTCTTCTCCAGGAACTATAGAAGAAACTTTTGACCAAATAAAAAACCTTTTAAATAAGACTAATGAGAAATGTTATTGTTTTATAATTGATAGCTTAGCTGCTCTTGAAACTTTAGAAGAGGCTGGATCTAGCTTTTCTACACCTACTATGGGAACTCAGAGGGCTAGAAAATTTAGTCAAGTACTTAGATCAATGGCTAATTTAATTCAAAAAAAACAGGCTACTTTAGTATTTATTAATCAGTTGCGAAAAAACATAGGCCAGCAATGGGGGAGGAATGAGTCTTCTCCAGGAGGAAGAGCTATTCGTTTTTATTGTTCTCTTAGGATTTTATTGAGGCAGGAAGGAAAAATTAAGGAAAATAAGAATATTATTGGAATTGATATAGAAACTGAAATTATTAAAAATAAGGTAGGAATTCCTTATCGGAAAGCTAATTTTCCTCTCTATTTTAATTATGGAATAGATGATTTGGAAAGTTGTGTTATTTTTATTAGAGGAAATTCTGATAGGCTAGGTAAGAAGGGAGAAAAGTTTAGGTTTGATTGTATAGAGGAGAAATCTTTGATTAAGTTTTTAAATAGATTGGAGAGAGAAGATAAGATAGGAAATTTGAGAAAGATGGTTAAAGAAATATGGGATGAAGTTTATAGTGATAATAGAGGAAGAGAAAATAAGAGAGTTTAGATATGTTGCTTGTTGGGAATTATTAGAATGGATAGCTGAAGGATGGAAAGTGGTATGTATAAGACCCCTGCCTACTACAATTCTTCATTATCTGGTGGAAAGAGAGATATTTGATAGTGAAATACAAGAAAAAGAAGGGAGTTAAAGTTTGTAATGGGATCTAAAGAAGGAGCTAGGAAGGGAAGGGAAAAAGGAAAAAGATGGGAAAGGCAATTTGCAAGGGAATTATCGCTATGGTGGAGTGAGGGGGAGGATAAAGATATTTTTAGGAGGACTTTTGGTAGCCGGTCTATAGTTGAAGCTGATAGTCAGGCTAGAGATATAATGGCAGTAAAAGGGGAAGGGTATCGTTTTACTTCCCGTTATGATATTGAGTTGAAAAATTGTAAGATAGATTTATGGAAAAATTTCTTAAAGGGTGAGAAAGCTCAAATTTATCAATGGTGGGATCAGGCTGAGAGAGAAAAAAAAGAAAACAAACAGGTCTTTTTGGTTATTAAAAGCAATTGGGGAAAGCCTTTGGTAGTGATAGGAGAGCTTTTGTATCAACATTTATTATCTTTTTTTGGTAGTAAATTTAGTCCTTCTTTACTGAAATGGAGGGTTTTAGGGGACAATAGGCTGTTTATTTTTCCCTGGGAAGAGTGGAAGAAATTTGACCCCCGATTATTTTAACTTATGGTTCAGGAAAATTTCCTGAACTTATCTTTTTCCTTATCTAGTTTAGCTCTAGGCAGAGAAAAAGGAGGCAAAAATGAGGGCAATAGATTTAGAAGAAGTGGCTGCAGAAAGTATTAAAGAACTAGGAAAAGTTTTGAAAGATGAGTCTGTAGTTACTCCTAAAACTAAAATAGCAATGCAGACTTTGGGTGCTTATACCAGGCTGCGAGCTACTGATAATCATGATATAGCTTTGAAATATAAGATATGTAAAGATTTTGCAGATAAGAATATGAAGGAATTGAAAGAATTAGTTGCTTTCAATATACCCGAAATAAGGACAGATACTAAACTGATAGCTGAAACTATAAAAAAAGACCTAAAAAAAGTTACGAAGGAAGAGATTAGGGTTTGAGTGAGGTAAGGTTAGGTAGGGTAAGGTTAGGTAGGGTGAGGTAAGGTTTGGTAAGAGAAGGAGGAGAAGAGATGTATAAATGTAGAATAAAAATTAAAGGCTTAGCTCCGTTGAGGATGAATCGTTTTGATTTGGAAAATTATATGAATCCTTCTGGAGTGAAAAAAAACAAAGAAGAAGTTAAAAAAGAAGCTATGAAGTTGGCTTATTATGATGAGAAAGTAGGTTACTATATCCCAGCTGAAGCCCTTCGGAAATGTTTTACGTTAGGGGCAGCGAAAGTTAAAGTTAAAGGGCTTACTAAAGGTTTGTTAGAAGCTGTTTTGGCAATAGAGCCTTGTCCCTTTGTCCCATTGATTGGAGAATTGTCTGGTTTACATGAAGCTGTAGTTAGAATCCCCCCTAGAACCGGGGGTAGAGTAGTAAAATATTGGCCTTTTTTTGAGAACTGGGAGGTGTCTTTTAATTTGGTATTGTTAGATGATCGTATTTTGGAAAGTGTAATGAAAACATGTATTCAGGAAGCGGGTATGCTTTTAGGCCTTTTAGATGGTCGCCCAGTATGGGGGAGATTTGGAATAGAGAATTTTGAAAGGATAAAATAAAGTTTAATTGAGTGCGGTGAGGTCTGGTCTGGTTAGGTAGGGTTAGGTTAGGTCAGGTAAGGTATGGTAAGGTAAGAAAAATGATAGATAAAATTAAAATACAAAATTATCAATCTCATGAGAATACAGAATTGGAGTTGTCTCCGGGTATAAATGTAATAATAGGTGAGACTGATAGAGGAAAGACATCTATTCTGAGGGCTTTGAATTGGATGTTTAGTAATCGGCCTTTAGGAGAAGGTTTCAAATGCGATAAGAATATAGATTCAGAAGTGAGGGTATTTATAAGCAAGGGAGAATGGGATCTAGCTAGAATAAAAAATTTAGAGAAAAATTTTAATGGTTATTTTCTTTATCATAAGAAAGATAATGAAAAAAGATTTGATTTCAATAAGATTGGAAGCGAAGTTCCCGAACCAATTAAGAAGGCTCTAAATTTGTCTTCTATAAATTATCAATCTCAATTATCTAATCATTTTTTGATTAGAGAAAGCCCTGGAGAAGTAGGGAGAGTAATTAATGACTCTACACGGATGGTAGATATTGATTCCGTAATGAGTTGGTTTGAGAAGGAATTAAGAGAAAAACGAAACCAGGAGAGATCCATTTCAAAGGATTTAGAGAATAAAAAAGAAGAAATTAAACAATACGAAGGGATTGAGTTAATAGGAGAGAAAATAGAGAGATTATTGAAATTAGAAAATAAAATACCTCCAATAAAGACTAGATTAGAGAGGTTTTCTTATTTGGTATCTAGATTGGATAAGTTGGAGAAGGAGGAGAAAGAGATTAATGTTTGGATAGATAAGGAAGGGAAGGTAAGGGAGCTTATTAATAGGGTAGGAGAATTAAAAATAAGTGAAGGTAGGATGGATAAAATATCCTTTGGAATTAGTGAGTTGTATAGAAAAGAAAACAGTAAATTGGATTTAGTTTCTAGTCTTGATTCTTGTATTGTAAGTTTAGATAAAATGAAAGAAGGTTTTATTCAAGAAATTATTAAATTGGGGTTTTGCCCATATTGTAGAGGTAAGATAGATGAGAAAAAGGCAGAAGCTTTATTGAAGGGGGGAGAATAAATTATGACCGAATATAGTAAGGCAGAAGAGGCTAAAAAGGTTATTTATGATTTGATTGAGAATTATAGAACTGATTTAAAAGGAATTAATATAGAGCCGGTTTTTCGGAACTCTCCTATTTTAAAGAAGAACAAAGAACTTTGGGCTAAGATATATAGATTATCTGGTTTGTTTAGGTTTTTGTTGAGGGTTGATTTTATTATAGAAATTTATAAAGCTGCTTGGGATCAGTTTTTAGATGACGGAAGAGATGCTTTGATAGCTCATGAATTAAAACATATCGATGTGAGTTATGATAATAAAGGAAAGAGAATATTAAGTTTAATTCCTCATGATTTTGAGGAGTTTATTGAGATTGTAGAAAGATATGGTTTTTGGTCAACTGACTTGGTTTTTATGAAAGATAAACTTTTTGATAAGAAAAGGGGGGGGAACGAAGAGGAGATAAAAACCAAAAAAGTTTTAAAATTTAATAGGAAGGAAAAAGAATAAAAAGATGGTTAAATTCATAGTTTTAGGGGATCTTCATTTAAGAAATCAAAACCCGATTAATCGGAAAGATAATATATTTGAAGCTCAGATGAATAAGCTTAATCAAACGGCTGAGTTTGCGAAGGAAAATGGGATTAAATATATTATGCAGGTGGGAGATTTTTTTGATTCCTATTCTCCTTCTAAAGAAGTGCTTAATAGGACGGTTGGTTGGTTATTTGATAAGCAGGTAGACCAAGGCTTAAATTTTGTTTTAGTTTACGGACAACATGATCTTTATATGAGAAGTTATAGATCTGTTGAAAGAACAGCTCTAGATTTACTTTATAAGGCTGGATTAGTCGAGATAGTTGGAAAGGAGCCTCTTGTTTTAGAGAAAGAAGTTGTTGTTTATGGAATGTCTTTTGGAGAAGAAATTCCAAAGGTTTGTTTAGAGTACGCTAATTTATTTTCTATATTACTTTCTCATGAGCCAATTTTAACTCCTAAACAACTCCAGAAGGATGAAGTTTTTTGTTCTACGGTAAGAAAAATAAATAGAGAGAAGGGAAAAATATTCGATCTTTTTATTAATGGAGATTGGCATTATCCATATTGTAATTCACGTTGCGAAGGAGGTTTGGCTGTATTAAATCCTGGGGCAGTAACCAGATTGAGTTTAGGAGATAGGGAAAGATTGAAGAATTCTGAAGGTAAGATAATGAGGCCGGGATTTGAACTTGTAATAATAGACAAAAAAGAGATTAAATTTGAGAGGATACCTTTTGATTGTTCTGATTGGGAAGAGATATTTGTAGAAAGAGAAATAATAGGCCTTGAAAAAACAAATATTCGGGATTGGTCGTTTAAGGATTTTTTGGATGAGCTAAAAAAAGGAGTTAAGGGAGAAGAAGGAATATCTTTTTATGATAATGTAATGAAATGGATGGATACAGAGAAAAATGAGGAAGTAAAAGAAATAGTGATGGAGGCTCTAAAATATGCTAAAGAAAAGGGAAATTAATTCAGAAAAAAGAGGATTTGATCTTGAGAAGGCTAACCAGGAATTGAATAAGGCTGGCCGAGAGATTGAATATAAAAAAAGAGGATTTGATCTTGAGAAGGCTAACCAGGAATTGAATAAGGCTGGCCGAGAGATTGAATATAAAAAAAGAGAATTAGATAAAACTCAGTCTGAGATTGATAATATTTTGGATCAATTAAAAAAGGATTTTGGAATAGAGAATGTAGAAGGCTTGGAAAAAGAAAAAAAAAGAATAGAGTTTGAATTAGAGAGCCTAATTGAACAGGTCTCTAAAGAATATGAAGAATTAATGGATTCGCTGGAAGAGAAAGGAATTAAAGTTTGAGTGAGGAGACTACTCTGCTACCTGCTGGTTATGTGATGGAGTAAGCTCCCGACGCCTTCATTTAATTGTTATTTTTATCTTTAAGGGGGTGGAGGGAATATGCCAGGAGAAAATTTCAGAAGTATCGGGCATGTTAAATGTTGTGCCACCTGTCAAAACGCATACCAAGAAGAAACTTTGGTCTGTACAATAGAGGACAAAACAGGGGATATTTTGAATTCAGATGACGGCGACGAATGCGCTCCGATATTAATTTTTGATTTATGCGATGCTTACAAAAAAGGGTCGCCCCAAAGGTGGGATTGATAATGCTGAAGATAAGCGGCGCTGCAAGCGACCGCTGGAGTAGCTGGTTATCTGTGTTTTTATTGGAGGAAACATGAGACGACATTTCAATTATTTGAAATACGAACTTAGGCATAAATGGTTTGTTTTTCTCGCCTGTGTCAGGATTGATGCTCCGCTTTGGGGGGCAATTATCCACGACCTCAGCAAATTTAGACCTTCCGAATGGTTACCCTACGCCAGATGCTTCTTTGCGCCAGATGGATCAAAGCAATATAAAGAGGATTATGCTTTTCGTGTTGCCTGGAATGACCATCAAAAACGGAATAAGCATCATTACCAATACTGGGTACTTTTGTGGGATCGGGGCGATTACGAGCCGCTTGAAATGCCACAAAAATACATACTTGAGATGATTGCTGATTGGATGGGCGCAGGCCGGGCGAAAACAGGAAAGTGGGAAGTTAACGAATGGTATGAGAGGAATAAAGATAACATAAAATTGTCTCTTATTACAAGACGGTCGGTGGAGTCAATTTTAGATAATATTAAATTGAGCGGATTTATTCTGCTCCAATGATTGGTTAGTAAAGGATATAAATGAGACATTGGTACGAAAAAATAAAAACAAAGATAGTAATTTGCAAACTCTGTGGAGCTATGTTTAGGACTAAACTAGCTCCGTATTATTCTGAACATAAAATATGTCTTGATTGTGAAGATGTCCTGCGTTCTTCTCATCGCTAACGCGGTCGTGAGGGGTGTGGTTCTCAGCATCCTTCACGACGAACCTTAGCGGAGAATAAAATATATGCCTTTACATACAGACGAAGGAGATATAAATGTAATAAAAGATTGGTATATAGGACAAAAAAGCAGAAAGGATTATTTGGAGAACCTAATATCTTCTTTGGAAGAACAGCTTTTTGGATTGAAAAAATTAATTGAATTGATAGTTATGGTTAGAGAAAAGATAGCTAATATTGGGATTGAAACGCAAAATAAAATAAAAAGTTATATAGAAAATACAGTTATAAAAGGCTTAAAGGAAGTACTAGGAAAGGAATATGCTTTTGAGGTTAATTTTGAAATTAATCGTAATAAACCAGAAGCTTTTCTATATTTGATTAAAGGGAAAAATAAATATTCTTTTGATGAAGAGTCTTTTGGTGGGGGTGTGTATGATGTAGTATCTCTATTAATGAGATTAGTAATATGGGCTATGAATTATGATAGGACAGAGCCCTTTTTTGCTCTAGACGAACCCTTTAAATTCCTTCACGGAGAAGAACATATTGAAGGTATAAAAGTCTTATTACAAGAGCTTAGGGATGAGATGGGAATACAGTTTTTGATAACTTCTGTGGATGGAGCTCTAGGGGATTTAGCGGATCGGGCTTGGACTTGCTTTCAGAATGAAAAAGGTATAAGCTATTTAAAGGAAAAGGAGTAAATAATGACAGAACTATTTTTAAGGCAGCTTAAAAGTTTTCTTTCTTTTATCTTTTTTTTTCCTTTTATTTATATTATAATAAGTTTTGAGTCTAAAAAATATAGAAAAAGAAGGGAATTAAAAGAAAGAAAAAAACCCTTCTCAAGAATAACTAAAATATCTAATTGTTTTTTATGAAGAAAAAAAAAGTTTTAGATGAAATAGCTGAAACCCTTACTAAACCCCAAAAAAGAGGTAGGGGAAGACCTAAAGGCTCTTATAAAACAGGAGAAAGGAGTTGGTCTATAAATGGAAAAGAAATAATCCCTTTATATATAGAATCTATAAGAGCTCTTAAATTATATTTGTCCAGACTTATTAGAGGAATGGAACAAGGGGTCATTACAACAACCCTTGGAAATGCTATAGTAAATGCTTGTAGGATATTGCTAGAATGTTTAAGGGAAAATAAGAATGAAAAGATTATAGAAGAGAGAATAAAGAAATTGGAGGAGATGTTTGATGCAATTAGAAGTAAACAAACGGATAATGGGATTGGAGAGGTTGGCTGGCCAACTTTCGTCCCCAGTATTGGGAGTAGAAAAAAATCTGATTCAATGGATAACCTCATTTAACTCTTCTTATCCGTTAGAGAGATTTAGAAAAGAGCCTGTAGAATGGTTAGACTGGATAGGGTTTGATACTTGGTGGGATAAACAGAAGGAAGTAATAGAATCAGTCAGGGATAATCAGAGGACAGCAGTAAGATCAGGGCATACTGTAGGAAAGACAAAGATAGCTGCAGGAACAATGCTTTGGTTCCAATTTAATTTTTTTCCTTCTCGGGTAATATCTACTGCTCCTACGGGTCGACAGGTGAGTTTGTTGTTGTGGGGAGAGATCCGAAGACTGTATAGACAAATGATGCTTAAAATTAAAAGGGAATTCGGAATAGCTATGGGAGCAAGGTTATTTGATACAGACTATTTAGAAATATATAAAAAACTTTGGTATGGTATAGGATATTCAACTGATGAGGTAGAAGCTTTTACTGGGTCTCATGAAATTAATATATTATTTGTTGTTGATGAGGGGTCTGGAGTAAAAGAAGGGATTTTTGAAGGGATAGAGACCTCTTTAAATTCTCCTAACAGTAAAGTCCTTACAATAGGTAATCCTACTAATTTAGGTAGTTATTTTGGGAAGATATTTCTGACTAAAGAAGGTAGAGATTGGAATAAGATACATATAGATTGTGAGGAGAGTCCCAATGTATTAGCCGGAAAGAATATTATTCCTGGCCTATGTAATTATGATTGGCCGGAAAAGATGGCTAGAAAATGGGGGAGAGAAGACCCTCGCTTTTTAATACGAGTTAAAGGTAATTTTGTAGAAGAGGGTATTAATTGTCTTGTTAATTATCAGAAGGCTTATTCGGCTTATGTAGAAAATCTGGAGTTATATAAAGAAAGTGAATTAGTATTAGCTATGGATGTAGCTAGGGAAGGTGATGATACTACTGTTATTTTACTAAGGGAAAAATGTATTAGAGATGAAAGATTATGGATAGAGGAAGATATAGAGAAGAAAGGAGGAGAATGGGAAGATACTAGAGAAAGGGATAATGGCAGTGGGGATAGTGTTTCTGATAATGATGGGGATAGTGTTTCTGATAATGATAAAGAAAGATCAAGAGAAACTAGATCAGTATGTTCATATAATGAAGAACATAATGAAGAAATTGGAGCTAAAATAATAAAGAAAATACCTAAGCATAAAACTATGGATGCTGTAGCAGAGATAGTGATTTTGGTAAAGGAAAATTCTAATATAAAAGAGATATGCATAGATGTAGTGGGAGTAGGTGCTGGGGTATATGATCGCTTAGTAGAGATAAAAGAGAGCGGAGAGATGGAAAAATTTAATGATATAGAGATATATGCTGTTAATGTAGGAGAATCGGCGTTGGACAAAGGCAATTATATGAATCTAAGGGCTGAGTTAGCTAATGAAGTAAAGAAGGAGATTGATAATGAGACCTTATTATATAATAATGAAGATATAGTGGATCAGGTAAGTCAAATAAGATATAAATATCATAGTAAAGGGCACTTAGTTTTGGAGCCAAAGGAGGAGTTCAAGAGACGGTATAAGAGAAGCCCCGATGAGCTTGATGCTCTTATGATCTCGTTTGCTTCTCGTATATTAAAATTAAAATCAGCAGAACCCAGGATAAGGTTTGTATAGTGGAAAAGCGTCGTTTAGTCTCGCTAAACAGAGGTTTTTATAATAAATAATATGAGAATAGATAAATATCCTTATATTGAAGGTGTTTGTGATAAATGTAATAATAAGATAATAACTATTCTTTCTATAGTTACCTCTAGATGGGAAACTAAGGGAGAGGGGATAATAAAGACTTTGTTAGAAGATAAAGTTTTTTATGGGATGGGTTCTTATTGGGCTATACATAATGAAGATACTGAAGAGGGATATAATTGTTGTGAAGCATTTAATAAAGCTACTGAAGAAAGTAAAACAGATATAATAGTTTATTCAACTGGTGATATATTGATAGAGCCCCAGTTGTTGTGGCGGGCCTATGGGCTTTTATTGTTGCATGACTTTCCAGTGTTTGCTTATAGGATGGATGAGCAGGGAGATGGGAGTTGGAGAGAAAATGATGATGCCCTTGGTGATTTTATTATGATTAAGAAAGAATGGGGTTCGGAGATTGGCGGATGGAACTGCTTGATGACAAATTGGGGGTTTATGGACCACGAATTCTTAGTTAGAATAGGATTGCTTTTATCAAAAGAATCCGTTTGTTTAGGTTTTGAAAAAAGAGATAGAGTAAAACATTTTTACCATTCTCGGAAAGAGGATACTTGGTATAAAGAACAGAACAAAATTAATAGAAAAATTTTTTTAGATAATCCTTTATGGAATAAAGAATCTTATGAAGATTGGAAAAGGAAAATATTAGTTGGGCAGGCCTACCTTTGAGATTAAGAAAGATGAATTTAGATAAAAATGAAATATTGGATATAGATAAGCAATGGTACGAATCAGATTCAACTGGTGATATTAGGTTAATTAGAGAATTTAATAAGAAGGGGAAGGAGAAGTAATTTGAAAAAAATAGCCGGCTTTATTCTGACTACTGTTTTCTTAATAGGGCTATATGATTTTACTCATGCTCAAAGGGGATTAGTATTATCAAGTAAAGCTATCCGGGCTCTGGGATCTCTTATTGATGAGTCTGGTAATTTGGTTTTTCCTTCTTCTGGCATTGCTCTATATGATAGTGACTCATCAAATACCATCAGTTTAGTATGGAATGAGAATGATAGTTCTGATCGGATATTGAACCTTCTTGTCAATAGTTTAAGTCGTACAATCAATCTTGGTGGAAATCTTACCCTTGCAAATAACCTAACAACAATCGGCAATTTTGCGTTGACGTTAACCCTTACCGGCACTACCAGTCTTACTTTACCCACTTCAGGAACCCTATTCACTACGGCAGGTGGTACTATTTTAGGGCCGCTTACTGTCGGTGTGGATGATGCCGGTCATGATGTGAAACATTTCGGGGATACATCGGGTAAATATAGGTTATGGGATGCCTCGGAAGACAAGGAATATATTGTTGGTGCTTTTGAAGTAGGTGATCTTACTAATTATACAAGGATAAGTAGTGCTGGGGCTGTGAGTTATGCCGGTTCTGCTAAGCCTACCGAATGTGTTTTTCTATCTCCCTCCACTGCCTATTTACCGGATGGCACTCCAGCAGCCGCTACTTTAGTAACGGTAGATGGGACTTCTCCTTATGCAGTGCTTGATTTCTCCGATGCGGCAGATAATAATGCCTATTGGGATTTTCAAGTCCCCACTGGTTATGATGCTGGAAATGCTACAGTCGAGGTATATTGGTTCTCTGCGGCTGCTATTGTGGGAGATGCTCAATTTGATATAGATTATCGGAGTGTTAGTGATTCTGATGCAGTGGATGGCGCAGCAACCGATGTAGCCATGACCTTACAGACTACGGATGGTATAGCAGGGGATTTGAATACTACAACCGGAACTTTAACAACACCATTTACGGGCGGCGATTTAGTTAGATTTGGTTTAAGGAGGGATATTAGCGAAGAAGGTGGGACTCCGCTGGTTGGGAATGCCAGGGTAAGGGGCTGTAAGGTATGTTGGAGCAGGGGAAGTTAATATGGTCAAGGGGGAGTTAAGATGATAAAAAGATTAATATTAGCCATATTATTTAGCTTATTTTTATCCTCACAGACTTGGGCAAGTGATTTAGTCCTGCATCTTAATATGAATGAGGCTTCTGGTAATCTAACTGACTTGTCAGGCTATGGGAATAATTGTACGGCCAATGGAAGTCCTGATTATAGCCAGACCACATACCTACCTAATAGAGGGACAGCCATAGGATTTGATGGGAGCACAGATTGGTTTAATTGTGGGACGGGGAGTAGTTTAAATTTGACAGGGAATTTTACTATTATGGCTTGGGTTTATCCACAGGAATCTGGTTATGGTGGAATATTAAGTCATGATAATGGGGACGGAGCAGCTAATATATCTTGGCTATTATATTTATCTTCTTCTTCTATAATAAAAGGATTTATTTCTAATGGAACGACATACTCTTTGACTTCTGGTTATTCATATATTCAAAATAACTGGATTCATGCTACTTTTGTTTTATCTTCTACTCAATTAATTTTATATATTAATGGAGTTGCTACAACTCCAACTACAAGAACCCTTAATCCTCAGTCTCAACCTACATGGACAATTAAGTTGGGAAGATATGATACAACTGCAACCTATTATGCTCAAGCCCGGATAGATGAAGTAAAAGTCTATAACTATGCCCTATCTGCCACCCAGATACTGCAACAAGAGTATCAGCAATCTCGTTTAGTCATGTCCAGAAAGCACGAACCGTGGAAATGGACAGACTTATTTAACCTAGCCTTTAATATGAAAGGAGATCAAATCTATGAAAAAGATCAGCGCATTAGTTATCTTAGGGAGCATCCTATTAATTAGTCCAGTATGGGCCAAGAGCTTTAGTTATGATGCGGTCAGGATTGATGAGATCAGAATAAATCCTCAGACCGGAACCATAAATGTTAACTATACCTGGACAGGAGATGAGGAGCGCAAAGGTTCTGTTACCTTGAACGATCTTCAGGGTATTGACCAAGTTGCATTAGATAAGATGCAATTTAACTTTAGGCGCATAGAGAAATATATCCGGCTCTTTCTCGATTGGCGAGATATAGATGAGAAGGGAACGCCGGATTGGATCATAAATATTAAGCCCTTGGTTACTGCGGAAGAAGCGGCTGAGGTAGTGCCTAAATAGGAGAATCATGAAGCGACTAATCTTTATTACCTCCATTTATATTAGCCTTGCATTAGGTCTGATTTATAGCCTTAATGCTATGGATAGTCTTGGTGGTAAGGCCATTATTACCTGGCCTAGTAATGGTCAATATCTTAGGCAAGATGATGTCCAGGGGGGGCTTATTGGAGATGTTGCTCCTGCTCCGAGTGATGGCACTATAACCAGGGCAAAACTTGATACAGCGACAGCTAGTGTAAAACGTTTATGCTCTACGCCGTCAGCGGTAATTGACTTTTCCGATGCTAATTGGACAGAGGTATGTATTGATCCCGATGATGGGACCGAACATGCCTATTATGGTGGGGCGACTCATCAGATTGGTTGTGTGACTAATTATACTGATCTGATTGTTGATGGGGATACAACACCAGGAGGGCTTGATACTTCTAATCCTACCAGTACGGATTATGTTTTTGGGACTGGGCTGACTGTGGCGGTTACTGGAACGGATGCAGCCCCAATAGTAACGGTTAATAGTGATACCGGAGTAGTGGGGAGCTATGTCTTATCTCGTCAGTGGACAGATGTTAATGTAACGGGAACAACAAATGAAACAAATGGTATTGTTTATACCCTACCGGCCAGTACATTAGGTATAAATGACGGTGTCCGTATAACCGCTCAACTTGAAAGTATCACTTATTCTGGAACGGGGAATGTAACAATTAGGGTATACTTTGGGACAACTGTGGTGGGACAAATAACTACAAGTGGAGCACAGAATAGAATTCTTCAGATTACTGTTTTTAATACCGGTTCTGTAAGTGCTCAGGAATACAATGAAATAGACATAGCATCGGGGAATAATGGTCAGGGAACGGCAGCCCAAAATACTGCAGCCGATGTAACAATAAAAGCTACAATACAATTAAATGATGCAGCAAGTTCGTTTGATAGCTCTATGTTATTAGTGGAACATTTACGTTAATATGAAGAAGAGATGAAAAAAATACTATTTATCTTTTTATGTAGTTTTATTCTTTCTGCTTATACGTGGCAGTGGGGCGGGATTCAGTCTGGCGGGCCTGGTAGGCAGATGACTGCGGTAGATGTTGATACAGTCTATGGCTGTGCTGATATAGATCTACCGTATCTTACCGTAGATGGTGGTGAAACGTGGAATGTAAAAGCTGCGGGTGGGATAAGAAAGTATGGATGTTACGGGTTGATAAGAACGGATAATGCGAATTTGTACCTCGGAATTATAAAGGTTGATAATTGGTCCTACAGCTATGATCCAATAGTCTACCGGAGTCAAGATGGGGGCAATGTTTGGACGATAGTAGCAGAGAGTATATGGCCAGAAACATACTCTAAGTTAGATTGGATGGTTAGTAGATTCCCCTGGTCATCCGATTCTAATAGTGTTATTTGGATGTCTGGGTATGGAAATAAAAATGATGTTACCCCCAACAAAGTTCCTTTTGGTAAAATTAGTGCCAGCACATTTACTGATTTAGGTACTGGAATCCCTTCAGGCGTTCAGACAATTTGGGATGTTGATGTAGTGGATAAGACTGGTACTCAATTAGTCCTTATCTCAACAGAAGATGGTGTTTATTATTGTAATCCTACTTCTAGCTGTGATGCTACTGGAGATTGGACATTAGCCACAGGGGTTAGTGCAGGCAACCTTCGGTTTATGTATGTTGACCCATCTAATGATGATATTGTCTACTTAGTAAAAAGAGGAACTACTGGTAGTGATATATATAAGTCAACAAATAGAGGAGTAACCTGGGCAAAATGGAATGCTAGTTGTAACGAATGTGCCGGAACAAGTGATGACATTCCTACCCAGATAGCAGTAAATACTAATGGGGTTGTCTGTGTAATCGAGTATCGGCCTGAGAGTAATGATACAGGGGGACACCCAGTATATTGTTCCTCAAATGGTTTATCCTGGACAGAAGCTGCAATGTCTATAGCTAACTGTGTCCAGAATCAGTGTAATAATATGAATGATGGCACTCCATTTTTTCAACCAAGAGACTTAATTGCGGCAGGTAGTAATTTTTGGCTTTCAGGAGAGTTTGGGTTCTGGAGGAGCACAGATGGTGGGGCTATTTTCACCTCACAAACGAGTGGTTACTATGACCTTCCAGCAATAGATGTAGATTGTGCTGGGGGGAATTGTTGGACTGCGGACTATGATTATGCAACACATAAATCTACCAGTAGCCCTGATGGACCTTGGGCAGGCTTTTATCTTGGTCCTGGAACTACGCAGTATGAGTGTGGTGGTGTAGATGCGATAGATGCTAATACCATTTATTATGCTTGTGCAGGGGTTGAGGCTTCTGCCGGATCGTTATTAGTATTTAAAACCACAGATGGAGGTCTTAACTGGACATTAGTATCTTCTAACTTAGGGGCAAGTGGGACTGGGAAAATTCTAGCTACCTGGCCCAGGATAGCTGTCAGTCCAGTAGATACTAACAAAATTTTAGTTGGCGCCAGAAAAGATAGAAGCGGTGCGTCTGGAGGCATTTGGTATTCGTCTAATGCCGGAGCAAGTTTTACTAAGGTTTTGACTGTAGATAAATGTGGCCGTCCTGCTTTTGATTCTTCAGGGAATGCTTATAATATCTGTAATGGGGATATTTACAAAGCCTTATCAACAAATCTGGCCTCATGGTCAATTGTATACAATAGTGCTTATTTTGTTGCTGGGAATTTTCTAGGAGTGATGGTTGATCCGAATAATAACAACAATGTTTGGGCAGTAACGGATAACAATAAGATATTGAAGAGTGAAAATGCCGGGACATCCTGGACAGCAAAATATACAGCAACTGATGCCAAAATGCTGAATGGTGTTGTTTTAGTTGACCGTACCGATGCAACTGGTAATACTGTTTATGCCAGTTGGAACCATGATTGGGAGTTTGGCTATAGCGGAGGGTTAATAAAAACTATTGATGGTGGAACCAACTGGGTGAGCTATATGGATGGGTTAATATGGGCCCCTGAAGGTGTAGGTTTTGGATTATACCAAGACCCAAGTAACGATATTTTCGCTACTGCTACTGTAGGCATATATAAACTGGTTACTGGAATCCCTCCTCCCCCACCTCCCCCAAGTAATAAGCTAGCTTATTGTACACAGACGGCAACTCCACCGACCATAGATGGGGCTATTGCTGATTCTGTATGGACAGCCGCTACGGCCTATGATATTGAAGCGACAATGTGTGTGGTGGGGACTTGCGATAGTGGTACAGCAGGGCAATTTAAGTGCCTCTTTGACTCAAGTAAAATATATATTGCTTGGGATATAGATGATGATTCTGTCCAAGCTCCAACATCTCATCCGAGCGGCAATATGCACAAATGGGACTCAGTGGAGATATACTTTGACCGAAATAATGAGGCCGCAACAAGCTATGATGCTAATGACTGGCAGCTAGGTGTTGATTCCAGGGCCGATCCTAATACTGATCGAAGAAAGGCTAAGAATGGCACGGCAGTAGACGATCCTGCCTGGCTATTAGGCTCATCTAATACCGGCAATGGCTGGGATGCAAATGCAGGTTGGATAGGAGAAGCAAGTGCAACCTGGGCAGACTTAGGGGGAAGCGGAGTATCTCCCGCAATAAACGATATTATTGGTCTTGATTTTGCCATTAACGATTCCGATACCGGCGGTACAAGAGAAAGTCAGGAGGAATGGAGTGGTGATGGGACAAGCTATCTTGACCCATCACAATTTGGAGAATTAAAATTTATTGCCGGATCTCCTCCATCAGGACCGTGTCGGTAATTCAGTTATTGTGGTTCAGATGGGGGTTTGACCTATAGTGTTGTTATTAAACTTGATGTGGACTAAGAAGTGTTGTACAAATTAATATAATAGAATTGAGGAAAGGAAAATAATTTAAATATGCCTAGATCTACTATTTTTGATGTTTACCAGAATGCCTATTATAAGGCAGCTACTCAATTTCTATTTCGGGAATTTAATCCAGTTAGACTAGCGAGTAGTTTTGTATATAACTCGGTGGGTTCTGGTGGTTTGGCAGCTACTAATGGTTTGATAGATGTATCAAGATATAGAAGTAAAGAAATATATTATCAGCCTAGAATATTGAATAGTGGCTCTGTAGCTTTTAGTATAGAGGGTAAGGCTGCTTTTATGAGTACCTGGACACAGTTGGATGTATTTACTAAGACGTCCGAGCAGGCTACCTGGTACACGGGATATATGGTGACTGAGGAAATAGATCATTTGAGGGTAGGAGTAAGGGCAGCAAGCCCGGGAGCTAGCGATATTGTTAATATTTATTTAGGCTTAAAATAGGGAGAAGATAAATATTATGAAAAGAAAACATTGGTTGCTAGCTTTTTTGGTAATGCTGTTTCCTTTTCTTATAGCGGCAGATAAGAAGCCCTTAGTATTGAACGCTGGTGTCCCTGGGCAAGTGAGATCAGGTGATTATATTGAGGGCCTCGGCCCCAACGCCAATCCTTCCAACCTTCTTTCCTCTGGCACTGGTGGAATGGAGTTATGGCCAGATGGGACTGGTAATGCTCCGTTTGGGACTGCGTTGGTGCTTACACCTACTGTGGCTCAGATAACGGGTATTAAGGGTTATGGAAGTGTAGGGCCTTATGCGGCGAGAGTAACGGCAACGGGGGCCGGGGATGAAGGGATAAGCATTACCTTAGCTACCCTTGAAGCTTCTACTGTATATTCTATCTCAGTATGGACAAAGGCTACAGCAGGAGACACGACTAGTGTTATAACGACTGGTTGCGTATCTAATATAAACACCGATACTACAGCAACGTCATGGACATTAGTAACTGGCACTTGTACCACGGATGCTACTCCTACCAACATAGTAATTCAGCTAGTAGCTTCTGCAGATACTGATATAGCGGATTTTGAAGGGTTGTCAGTTACTAAAAGCCCTATCCCAGCAGCCTTTGCCGAGGGGCCAATGATGGGAGAAAGAAGATTACAATTTTTCGCTAATACTACTGTGGGAACAACAACAACTTCAGAGGCATGGACGGTTATTGGTATGGATGGAGAAGATTTTGATCCTGCGGGGAAATATAATTTGTCAACTGATCGCTACACTCCTGGGGAGGATGGGCATTATCTTATTATAGGTTGTGTGGGTTTTAACCCAGGTGTAGATGGAAAAGTGTATCAGCATGGGGTGCTTAAAAACGGTTCTATTACTTATCCAGGAACCGGAGGGCCCCATGCAGCAGGGACATCTGGTATAACCCCATGCAGTAGCGTACTACTATTTCTTGACGAGAATGATTATGCTCAATGTGCGGGGACGCAAAACACAGGAGGGAACGTTGATACACTAGGAAATAATAATAGTTTTTGTGCTGGATATAAAATTGATTAGGAGAAAAGATATGAAAAAACTATTTATAACAACGTTATTGCTAGGCTGCTTTTCTGTAATAGCTTTTGCTGGTACTCCTAATTGTGTTAGGTGTAAGATTAATACAGTTAAGCTAGAAGTTATTGAAAAATATGCCCTTAATCTTTTAGATACTACTGAGTGTGCACCGGGAATAAATGAACTAGAGATGCTAAAAGCTGATGAAGTCTATATAAGTATTTCTTTGCCAGAAGAAATAAATAAGGCCTTTACTGCCACTAAAATAATTGTTACTAAAGATTTAGAGGGCAAGTATCAGCTAACCTATGATTTTGTTCCTCTTTTAACAGATGAAGAGAAAGCCGCTAAAGCCTTTGAAGGGCTTATTCTAGCCGAATTTCCGCAAATAACTAAGTTTGGAGATTTAACGCCAGAGATGATTGACCAGTACGTGGTGGATCATCCTCTAGATAAGAATATGCTAGGTAAAATTATAAAGGCAGGTTTATTTTATATCAGGTCTGGAGGAGGGTTAAAGTGAAATAATGTTCCGTAAAAATCAAGAAAAAACTGATGGTTCTTACGCAAAATGCACCAATGATAAGTGTGGTGTATACTGGGAGAGTACTAAAATTAGATTGTGTCAGCTTTGTGGAAACCCTGTAAAGATAGTAGTAATAAAGGAAGATGGAAAAACAGAAACAGATGCCAGATAAAAAAGAAGGAGTGATGAGTGGATATATTTGCAGACCCAAAAACAATTATCTTTTTAATTACTTCTTTTATAGCCCTCGGTGGTGTAGGGGCGGTAGTAAAAATAACCTGGGATAGAATGAATAAGTTGGCTAATGGGGTTGTCTACCAGGATGAATTTAAACAATTTGAAAAAAGATTTGTGGAAATGAAAGATGGTATTGTTGATCTAAGGATTCAGCAGGGAGTATATCATCAAGAGATAACGGATTGGCTAAGAAAGATTGATGAGCGGTGTATAAAGCATTTGGTGGGAGGGACAGGAAATTGAAAATTGATCTAAATCAGATGTTTACAGCCTTTGCCCTGAATTTTCCTGGTAAGGCTAAGCACAGAGAAGTAGATTACCATAGCCCTGATGATCCCTGGGATTTTCATAATAGCCATTGGGGAGAAATAATTATTGGAGATAGACTGGTACAGATTCAAAGAATAGGAACTACAGGGCAACATATATTTGATGTTTATCATAATGATTTGTTAGGTAATGAAGAGATTATAGCTATCCGAAGCACTTTATTAGATAATGAGAAGGGGTTTTTATGGGAGCCTTCTATCCCTGTGGTTAAGAGATTGTTTGAGGTAAACAATATAGCAGAGTTAATAGGAGCAAACTTAGAGAGGTGGGTAGATGAAAAAAACATAATATCTTGCCAGCCTATATTTAGGCAAAACTTTTCTTGGGGTTATTATATAAGTGATATAGGAACCTATGATTTTGGAGGTAATATAGGATTACGGGCTTATCTAGTTCTTACGTCCTTATATGGAATACAAGAGAATTATGCCTATGATATTGGGCCTGATCTTAATACTTTTGAGCCCAAATATGGTCTATTGGCTTATAAGCATTGGCATAATGACGATGCCTGGGCCATAGAGACCTATGCCTGGATAGAAGATTTTATTTATCTAGAATATTCATGCCCAGTTTTACTATAGGGAGTTGAGCTATGTCTCTAAGAAGCCTTTGTGCGAATTGTAGCGTAGAGATGGGCAATAACAATAAGAAAAAGTATTGCTCTGCCTGTGAGTTTGTATCATTCCCCTGTCCTGACTGTGGCAAAGAAGTAATCAGAAAAAGAACTATAGTAGATATAAAGATAAAAATGTTCCCCGGATATGTTCCAGCTTGCAGCCAGCGATGTTCATCTGGTAGGATAGCCCGGGACAAAAAGACTCAATATGATATGGAGCCACTTGATCCTGACCCTAAGATTTTAGCTTCTTGGCAGGAAGAGATCGAAGAAATAAGACTGTATCGTCCTCCTTTTAGGCCAATAGGCTGGGAATGGGATATTATTTTGCAGGATTATATGAGGTCAGTGACGGTGTAATATTTTTTTATAGGGAGGTGATTTTTATGAAAAGTTGGATTACTAAGGTAACGGGATGCCTAAGCATATTGTATGGAATAGCCCTAATTATTTACAGTCAAGATATTACCCAGGGGATGCCTTATATAATTGGTGGAGGAGGGATGTTGGGAATTGGGAGAAAGATTGATAGGCTTGGCGGACAGGGCGGATCACTACTATGCCCCTAAGGAAATGAGATTGAATATCCCTCCTTGGTGGGCAGTGAAGATGAAATGAGTTTGTAAAATAGGGGATCATGTATTTTTGGAATCAGATAGAGTAAGAAAATGAAAAGAAAAGATATTGATAAAATAAGTTCTCGGGGGGAAGAGAAAGTCCATAGGGTTTTGGCTCAAGTTATTTCTCCTTGGCAGCAGGAGACTGGAATAGAAGCCCCGAAAGCTTATGCTTTTAAGGATTTTCTTTCTGTGTATGGGGAAGGAGCTTTGGCTAATGTTTGGGTTTTTCGGGCAGTAAGAGCAATAAGTGAAGCACAGGCTCAGCTTCCTCTTCTTATTCAAGGACGGAATCGGAAGGGAGAATGGGAAAATATATATTCAGGTTCCTTACCTAGGTTATTTGAAAATATTAATCCGGTAATGACTTATTATGACTTTACTGAAGCTGAAAGTATATATATGGAATTGACTGGTAATTGCTTTTTGGCCTTGGAAAACCCATCTCCATCAACTAAAATGCCCAGAGAAATATGGCCTATAAGGCCAGATTTGGTGAGGATACATCCTGATAAGGAGACAGGGGAGGTACTGGGTTATACAGTTCATTTGGGTGATGGACAGAAGCCAATTTTGTATTCTAGGGATGAAATGATTCATAGAAAGTACTATAATCCTACTAATTGGTTTTGGGGAGCTAGTCCGTTAGCTGTATTTAAAATGGGGTTGACTTTTGAATATTATACTAAAGTCTATGAAAGTAATTTTTTTAAACATGGAGTACGAGAGACAGGTATATTAGTTGCTGGTGGGAGGTTGGATGATAAGCAATTTGAAAGATTAAGAAAACAAACTGAGGCTCGGTATAGTGGAGTAGAGATGATGCATCGGCCAATGGTTTTGGAGGGGGGTTTGGATTGGAAAAGAATAAGTGTTCCTCCAAAAGATATGGAGTATAAGGAATTAAAAAAATGGAATAAAGAGGAAGTTGAGGCAATATATAATATACCACCATTAAAGATGATGGATATGGAAGCAGCTAGTAAGTTAGCCAATGCAGAAATACAGGAGAGGTTGTTTTGGTCAGACACTATAATTCCTAGACTCAAGAAGCGAGAAGGGTTCTTTGACGAGTGGTTATTGCCTTTCTTTTTTAAGAAGAGTGAGTTATCAAACTATAGATTTAGACATGACTTGAGTGAAGTAAGATCATTACAAATGAGTGAGATAGAAAAAAGCGAAATAGCTGTAAGGTTAATTGGGGGGAACAATCCAATTTTTTCGGTAGATGAAGTTAGAGAGAGACTTTATAGCTTGCCTCCAGCCTCATGGGGAGGTAAAGAGCCTCTGGTTTCAGCTAATTTAGTTCCAGCTGGCTTTATGTCCTCTGGAGGAGGGGGGGTTCAGGTAGAGGGAATTCTTAATATATTAGCAGAGAAAATAGCTAAAAAGATAAAAGATAATGGCAATGCTAAATTAATAGAAGGAGAAGTATTAGACATCAAGACTGATGATAATACTTCTTTGGTAGAGGATAAGTATTCAGAAGAGTATATATGGAGTATTCAACCAGAATTTGATATAGGAGAGGAACAACAGCAATACTGGAGGGAATGGGCAGTAAGGAGATTAAAGGAAGAAGACCGCTTTGTAAGGTCTTTGAATGTAGAGTTTAGGAGAGAGTTAAATGAGACCTTAAATAATTTAAATAAATTAAATGAAGGCCAACTTATACCTGTTAAATCATTATTGTTTGATGAGAGTCATGCAATAAATAATATGAGGGATATATATTTAAGTAATTTTGGTTTTATAATGAGGAATACTTCTAGTGAAGAGATGGCTAAATGGAATTTGACTAATTTAGTAGATGAGCAGAGCCCTACTGTGATAGAATATGGAAGGAATCAGGCAAGCTGGTTTGCTGGTACAGGTAGGGAAAATCTTAGGCCGGGTCAATATTCTGGGGTAACAGGGACTCAGTTAGAAAAACTAGAGAATACATTTAATGAAGGATATAGATTGGGAGAGAGCGTAGAGGAATTAACTAAGAGAGCTCAAAATGTTTTTGCTGGAACAATAAGAGAAAAGGGATATGCTGCTAGACGGATAGCTAGAACTGAGACTATAAGAATAGCTAACTTTAGTAGATTAACTCAGTATCAAAGGAATAGGCATATTGTTAGAGCAAAGCAGTGGTTGGCTCAGCTTGATAGTAGAGTAGAGGAAATTTGTGCTAGATTGCATGGTGAGGTAGTAGATTTGGAGGCCAGCTTTTCTGGGGGATATTATCAGCCCCCGGATCCCCACGTAGGCTGTCGGTGTTCTATACTTCCAGTAATTAGAGAAAAGCTAGGAGAGATTGAAGCAAAACCTATTTATGAACCTCCTATGAGTTCTATTGGCCGGTTTGTAAAGTGTATTTTACCAGAAAAATTTTTTACTGTTGGCTTTGAGTTTAAAATTCCTTCTGAATGTATGGATTATACAAGAGATGAAGGAGGGGAATGGAGTTTAAGGGGAGAGCTTGTTTCTGAAGAGGTTACAGAAAGATTTAAAAAGATGAGAATTCCTCCTGGATGGAAGCAAGTAGTAGCCTCTACTGATCCTAAAGCAAAGGTGCAAGTTGTTGGTATGGATATTGCGGGTAGATGGCAATATAGATATTCAGCTCTGCATATAGGAGAGGCAGCTAAAAATAAGTTTAATAGGCTAAAAATTTTTGAAAGAAAGATAGATAAGATTAGAAATGGGATTGAGAAAGGGATAGTTAATAATGATTCAAGAGCTTTTCTTCTGAAGCTTGAAGATAAAACAGGCATAAGAGCGGGGTCTTTGGTTGATGTGAAGGCAAAGAAAAAAGCCTATGGGTTAACAACCTTACAAAATGAACATGTGGTTGTTAAAGGTAATAAAATTATTTTAGATTTTGTAGCAAAGAAAGGTATACCCGCTCATTATGAATTAGAAGATAATGTTTTGGCTACTTGGTTAAAAGCTAGGCAAAGTCAAGTGCAAATAGGAGAGAGGCTTTTTCCTGATATTCCAGCAAATGAACTCAATAAATATATTAAGGAAATATCTGGTAAGAGTTTTTCTATTAAGGATTTTAGAACTTTTCATGGCTCTCGTATTGCTAGGGAAGAGTTGAAACAATATGGGGGAAAAGTTTTGTCTACCAAAGAAAAAAAGGATATAATAAAAACCACTTTGGAAAAAGTAAGTTTTTTTCTAAAAAACACTCCGTCTATGGCAAAGAAGGCATATATAGATCCAATGGTATGGGACATAATAGGGGGAGGCGGTTTGTAAATGGTAGAACAAGAAAAAGAAGAAAAGGATTTTAGAGATTGGATTGAATCAATTAATTTTGTGGATGAGGAGGGCAAGGTTCTTCCTGCAAAATTGACGGAGGATGATTCTTATGATCCAGAGTATGACAGGGGAGAGCCTTCTGAGGAAGAAATAATAGAGGAAGAAGAAGAGGAGGAGGAGGAATAATTTATGAGAGAAGAGCTAAGAGAAATACTTTATGGGGGAATGTATAGGGCTGATCCTGGTTCAGATGGATATAAAGAGCAGGATCGGAGATTAGACAAAGTAATGGATTTGATAGAACAAGAATATAATGAAGAAGAAGGAGAGGGAGGAGAGAAAATGGGAAAGAAAAAGAAGAAGCCAGAAAGTTTTATAGATAAGATGATTAAAAAGGATATTGTAGAGGGGAAATAGATTTGGCAATTAAGATAGGGGTAAAAGATGGAAGGGAAGTTATGGCTTCTTGGCCTACTTATCAGGAATTGAAGGCTATAGATGAAAAGAAAAGAACTATAGAAATGGTTTTCTCAGATGAGACCATAGACCGGGATAGAGAAGTAATAAAAGTAGCGGGGGGGGACATAA